CGTTAACGTTTCCGTCGATTTCTGTAACTGCAGAAGCTGTAGCAGCTGCCTGGTCGTTAGCTTCAATCTTGGTTTCCAGATCCTGGAAAGCAGTTTTGATTGTGGTGTTATCGGTGATGATGTCACCGGTAAAAGTTCCGAGGTTTACTGCACCAGCAGAAACACCAGCAAGGGTGAAGTGAGCTGCGGTAGGAATGAAGTTAGAACCATCCCACGCAAGAGCTTCTCCAGCATTAGGTGCAGCCGTTGTGATGTCAACGTCAGACAGGTTGTCGATACTCTTAGTACCGAGGTTGGCGAGGGAAATGGAACCCTCAAGATTAGTAAGCGTAACTTTCTTAGAAATGCTTACGTCAGCATCAGAGACCAAGATAAGGTCTGCTGCAGCTACCGTAGTCAAAGCGGTAAGTTCGCTTACTTTAAGCGATGCGGCCATTTGTAATTACTCCGTGTTTTGTTATAAAAGAAGAACGTTCTTCACTCCACTTAACAATACTATACTATAATGTTCGTAAGTATTTAGGTGTCAGTAACTTCGATAATCCAACCCATCCCTGAAGTCTGGGAATTCCTATAGAATATCTTGGTGGTATTGGTAGGTAAGTTACCAGTATCAATTGTTACCTCGGTAGCACCATAGGATACACCCTGTGTGAGTGGACTCCCATTCTTATAAATTTTGAACTCTGTCGGTGATGTCAGGGCACTGATATTAAACTTGATGATGTCACCTCTAGGAAGTTGAACTGTCGGTTGAGGAATACCATCAAGAGCATAAACTCCTCTCTCTGGGTCAAGTGTGACACCAAAGGTAGTTGTGGATGAGTCACTATCTTCATCAATAAACATTGATGTCGATGGCAAGGAAGCGGTTTCTGGAGTTTGATCCTCCAGTCTGAGCACAAGAGTGTCAAGAGCAAATAACTTCTCAATTCTTTCATCAAGAGAGATAAGTTTCTCTTGAATCAGGTCAATGTCAGCAGTGTTCTCAGCCAGGTTAGTGATTGTTGATGCTTCAGATACACCCTTAGCTCCAATATATCTGTAGGCAACGATATAAATGTTAGTTGAGTTTACTCCACTTGGTACATTACTACCATTAAAGTTAAGAACTCCAGCAGAGTAGTCAAAGAACCAACTATCATCAGAACCACTACCAGAAGCAGAAAGCTTAACTCCACCATTATCAGGGTCACCCTTATAAACATTAACGATGTAGTCGGAACCAAACTGAACGTCAATCCAGTCACCCAAAATGGGAGAGCTACTATTACCTGCTCCACTATGAGCAATAAAGGTTCGGTTACCCGTCACAGTTGGGTCAGCTGTCATCAATACGGCATTTGATGTACCATATACTTCTACCACACTCGTGGAAGCCCCAGGCGGTGTGGATGGGATGTCTTCAGACTCCTGCCAAATACTTGTGTTGGGGACAACCAGTGGTGAAGCTATTGCTTCAGCAAAGGGTGCCTTCTTTGTTCCTGAAAGGCTCTCGTCTTCTGCGAGACCTGTCTTTGTTACTGAGTAGCCGAGCTTCTTAAGAAGGAAGTCAACTTTCTGTTCTAGTGAAACTGTCATTGTTTTACCTCCCGATTAAGCTGTGAATGACATTGAAGTGATGGACTGGTCATCTGCCAGTTTCCATCTCACCAGTATTCGGTTTTCAGAGTCGTTGGAAGACGATTCGGTTCCAAACACACAAGTGAATGAACCTCCATTGTTATCCATAACTCCACCGGATGAACACCCAGGTTCAGCACTGGTGGGGACACCTGAACCTCGATAGGACTGGAACATATCAGCCCAGCCATTTGTGCCTGAAAGTGAAGTCTGCCAGGCTGTGTTGTTTGGCATTGTCACCCAACAACCATCACAGGATCCTGTGTAGTTGATAGTGAACTGAGAAACACCAGACCTTCTGATGTCAAACTCAGCATACTGAGCATTGACTGTCCTACTTGATAGGTCAGGTCCAACAGGTCGATGACCAGTTGAGTAGTCAGTGACATCATGTTTTAAAACACCACCAACTACGATTGCCTCGTGGTTAGATGGTGTTGATGTCTCATCCCATACCTGTGGGTTGGCTACTGGATTATCTCCAGTACCATCTCCGACTCTGGCGGCGTTACCTGTTCCAGAACCAACTCCAGTAATCAAAATATTATCTTCATCTACCACATTCGTCCTTGCGGTTGAGCCCATGATGTTAAAGGTCAGTGAAACATTAGGTCTTACCGAGTCACTTCCATATGGTGTAGACATTGACCAGTTAGAAAACTGGTTATTGGTCACCTGGACATGAAGGTCTCTGGGATATTGAATAATAGTTGTGAACTCACTGGACCCAACTCCAAAGTCTTTAGCTGGTGGGTTAGTGCCACCGAAGTCCACATAAGTCTTATTACCCTGATGAGTGAAACCAGATGTTTGTGAGGAAGTGGCGATAGTATTATTGATGTACATATCCCCTGACATATTCGTAGCGAAAAGAGAGTATGAAAACTCATTGTCAGTTGAGTTGGTGTAATGGGGGACACCGGAAGAATACGCTACATCCTGATCCTGTGAGGAAGGTGGGTATATTGAGGAGGTGGTAAGAACAGGAGCTGATACTGTTGAGTTATCTTCGTAGAAGTAACCCTTAGCACTGGTATTTCCAGAGTGTTGGAAATATACTTCGTTAAGTCCTGCACCAGAAACAGCGGCGTTAACAAACCTTACATCATACACTTGATAGAAGTCTGCTTGAATCCCACTATCTCTTGTGGAGAGTGAAGCGTCCTTATTGTCCGAAAGCTCTAATCCGTTAACACTAGCACTATTGATATCTGATGTTAAGGTAGTGGAAGTCGATAAGGTGTCACTAATTATACCAACCAAGGAACCAGTATCACCAGGTCCAACATCATGAATCTTATCAGTTGTAATAGAACTATCTGTGTTTCTCTTAATTTGGTCACCAGCACTATAACCTGATGTACCACCAGTCCTGTCCGTAAAGCCAACACATAACCTTCGGGTCCCTCCGTTAGTGAGGACATTAACAGCAAGTCCATCCAAAGTTGTGGGTGCTGGTGGGACTAATTTAGAGATTATGTTAGCCAGTTCGTTGATAGTGTCCAACGAACCAGGTGCTCCATCTTGTCCCAGAGTAGCGATGGCATCATCAACGTACTTCTTACTGGTTGCGTGGTGGTCCTGAGTAGCAAGGAATGGGGTGGTTGGGTTGTTACCAAGAAGAACTGACCCATTTCCAAGAACACCAAAGACAGAAGAACCAGATGACTTGATATTCAGATTGTATTCTGTAGCAAGGTTATTGCTGTCATCAACAATAAGGTGGTCCTGAATAGTAACAACACCCGTAAAGGTGTCACCTGCCTTATTGGCTTTAGTGCTACCCAGGTTGGTAATTTCTGTCTGTGCTGTGGTGAGGGCGGCAGGGTCATCTCCAAGGGCAGCTGCCAACTCATTGATAGAGTTGAGTGTCTCTGGGGCCAGGTCAATGTCCAGGTTGGCTACTTCGGTTTCTAGAGCGGTTAGTCTTCCGTCCTGTGTCGCCTGTGAAGTAGTGAAGGCACCAGATAAAGTTGTGTGACTTGTTTGAAGTGTGGAGAAAGCAGCAGGGTCATCACCTAAAGCAGCAGCCAACTCATTGATAGAGTTAAGTGTTTCTGGTGCCAGAGCGACTTCCAGGTTACTTACACTTGTCTCAGCTGTCTGAAGTCTGGTATCAACAGCACTTAAACTATTATCAACTGTGGTGATTTGAGTTTGAAGTGGAGTCAGGTCAATCGTACCTGGCTCAAATCTATTACCTACACCATCCCAGATAAGAGTTTGTCCATTACTGGGTGGTGTTCCTAAATCAACGTCAGCCAATTCACCCAAAGAAGAGAGTGAAATATCACCCGCTTTCCATCTTTGGGATCCAGCATCATACTGAAGGAATTGTCCGTCCGAGGGGGCGGGGTTTGATAAATCAACATCGTTAAATTCAGCAAAGCTATTACCACTGAAGAGGTGAGCTTTGAAGTTAGCGAGTGTGAGTTTTTTAGATGATGTAGCCTCCGAGTCAGTGACTAGGAACAGATCTGAATCAGTCAGCTGTGCCTGAGTTATGGGGGAGAGTTCACTAAGTCTTACAGAGACCGGCATTATTCTCTAAGTTAGTTTGAGTTATTTATAAGTCAACTGAAAGTAGTACCAGTCACTACAGTGGTATCATCTTCTAATTGAAGGGCTAGAGTATTGTTTGCATTATAAAGGACAAGGTCTCTATCCGACTCTAATCCCAATACAGAGTAGAGATCTAGTGTCACAGCATCATCTACGGTAGTACCCGGCACAATAGGGGACTTAATGTAAAGTTCGGGAACACGAGTGCCGTTATCCGAAGTGTTGAAGATATACTCTGAAAGCAAGTTATCTGGGTCCTGGTCAGCACAACCAGTTGCCTGTGCTGGTGGGGCACTTGCAACTACACCAAGGTACATCTGTAGTTTCTGGTCTTGATTTGGTGGAAGTCCAACAATATAGTGGAGCTGATCATCAGCTTGATAATATAAAAGACCACCAGCACTTTCTTTAATAGGTGGAACAGGACCTGGTTTTACATAAGTCGCTTCAGGTGGCAAGTCAGCAGCATTATTGAAGTAAGAGGGGTTGGCAAGGAAAGCAAAGTCGTCATACTTCTCAGCCAACAATTGTGATGTGCCATCATTCACCCAAGGGGTGTTAACATTACCTCTTCCTTCTTCAGTAATGGCCCAACTCTTCTGTGAAGCTGGAAGACCGTTGTATCCCAGAAGTTCATAATAATATTCTACACCATCCTTCTCCACCCAAGCATAAATTGGGGTCTCAAATAACTGGGGGTCCAAATCACCCGGAATTGCCGATGCAGCAACTTGAGGGGTGGGAGTAATACCGATTGGAAAGTTGAACCTATCAGTCCTAACAAAGTCTACACACCAGTTCTCAAAAGTATTCCCATAAACGTCCTGTACATTAACGTGATTTGGCTGATCTACTAACTGGCAATTCGAGCCCCTTCTGACGTACATTTGTTTTCACAATATCCTATGTTTCTATTTATAAATAATTAAAATATTATGGTAGATTATGGCTATTCCTAAAGGCACTAAACGTTATCAGCATAACGTGACTAATGAGATTCGTTACTTTCGTAATCCACCCAACCTCCGTATCTGGACTAAGGTGGGTACACCCGGATCCAAGAACTGGAGATGGATTAACAACACAACTGAAGAGAAGTACATCTCAAACAAAGAGCCCATTCCTGATGGGTTTAGTCTAGGTAGAATAAAGACTGCTTAACATACCCCTCTAATAGTGTTATACTTGTAGTGCCAACTTCAAGTAAGGTAATTAAGACTATAAGGCAGTCCAACTGGATCCGGTCCAGATGTTTAGTGTTGTATTAGTTGTATCGTACCAGAAATCACCATCCTTTCTTCCCAACACGCCAGGTGCTGTGGCTTGGTAATACATTCTTGATGTATTCGAATCAATCACAGGAGTGGCGTTGAGTTCAATGCTAAACATTTCACCGACAGTATCGATAATCAATTCAGAAGCAACAAAGTCATAAGCACCGACAGGGGTACCACTACCACTACCCAGAGTGATGTTCTTGACGACTTCATCTGGTTCTCGAGGACCAACAGAACTGAAACCCTGAAGTGTAGCTACACGATGTGGGATGTTTCCATTGATTGGATTGTTGTCAAGAGTAGTAAGAAGTCTTGTCTTAGTAGCTGATCCAGAATCATCCTGATTGATCTCAAAATTATAACGACTTCTATAAGAAACGTTGTAATCATTACCATCATTCTTACGACGTGTATACACACTAAAATATGGATACATCGTTCCAGAGTTTCTAATAACAAGAGAGGCGGATTTCATCTCCGAATAAGTAAATTGTTTCTCTGCTTCTAGGTCATTAGTCCACACAGCCCATTGAATCTTATTTCCGTTATTGGCGAAGTACCAACCAGGTTTTCCACCTGGATCTACCACTGGTGCCGCTTCTCCAACCCAAAGAGCAGTTTCTGAGATATCAACTCTAGTGGTGGATTGTCTTCTGTTATCAATAATGGTATTGACATCAGATATGGTAACTCCACCGCCACCTGCAGATAACTGAACAGGTTTGAATTTCTGATCCGTATCATTCCATTGTAAGACATCACCATCCTCTAATGATATATTGGATAATGACAAGAACAATTGTCCACCACCAAGATTATTGAATGGTGTTCTGTCGTCTGTGTTGATTGTCCAGGCAGTTCCATTATCACTTACAGAAGTGACTGGTTGTTCGACGAATGTTATGTTGTCATTTGACACCCAAAGGCTTGAATTAGCAGTGGGAATAGGAACTGAATTACCATCATAATCAGTAAAGTTGATGAAGATGAATGTGTCTGCCAGTGTCCCATACTGACCTGATTGTGTGTAGTCACCTTCCTCGTAGGTATAAACAACATTAGATGCGTCATAGTCATTCATATCCCGAATGCCAAGACTTACAATACCTGTTTTATCATTGACACTGGTTACACTACCAGTAGTTGTTGGGACAAAAATAAGATTATCTGACCCAAGTATTGCGGAATTATTAACATCAGATGAGACCGCACTAGGTCCAGGAGCACCAGGAGCACCAGGAGCACCATCAGCACCAGGAGGACCACTTTGAGAAATATCTACCCACTGACCATCGTAATAAAAACTCTCAGAGGAAGTGTCTGTATTAAACCAACGATCTCCATTCTGTAATGGTTGACCACCGGATCGTGTTGTGGGCGCAGTATTTCCCGTTTGAGTTTGTGGAATTGGAGTATTGATTGAACCAATACTTGCAATGGTGTTAAGTGAGTTTGGCATCTTCTGACTTTTTAGTTATTTATCAGGCAGGTAGGGGATCGAGAGTAAGAAGGTCAACAATACCCTCAGTGATAACGTCAATTTCAACATTCGATGATCCGTCAAAACTAGTTGACCCTGTACCAATGGTGGCGCCAGTGATTGTCACTGTGATATCTTTTGGCGTTAGTAACTTAGAACCAGTTGCTGAGTTACCTGTACACGAAGATGAAGAACCTGCGGCATCACCAGAGGCATTACCGGTTACATCACCAATAAGTTCAATCGCAGTAATTGTACCAGCTGAAAAGTTACCTGAGGCATCTCGAGCAACGACAGTATTTGCCACCAAACTTGGAGTTGCATCTATATTCCAAGTATCTTCTTGTGATCCATTGAAAGAAATAAAGGACCCAGTCATATAGGCTCCCCTGTACAAGGAGAATTTTACCTGATTGGCAATATCACTAATACCATCCAAGTTTCCATGGAAAGTTGTAGCGTATATGTCAGAATATTGTAGAGTTTCACTACCAATAGTTGATGTGACGTTGGTGGTCGGAAGAATATTACCAGTATTATCGATATTACCAGTTACATCAGCTGATCCGTTAAACGATTGACCCCAAAGAGTTCTGGTTGTCTCTAAAGTTGTAGCGGTCACTGCATTACCGGTGGTTGAACCCGAAGACCCACTCACATCACCTGTCACATTACCTGTAAGATTGCCTACAAATTGATTTGCAGTGATTGTACCTGCTGAAAAATCACCAGCCGAGTCACGAGCCACGATGAAGTTGGCGGTGTTGGATGGGGTCGCATCGATGTTCCAAGTGGAAGGTGCGGATCCATCGAAGCTTACATCACCACCACTGAGATATTGTCCTCTCGTCAGGGGATTGTTGACTTTATCTGACGATCCTGAATTACCCTCAATGTTACCATTAATGGTATCAACATAAATGTTTTTATATGTTAAAGACGAAGAACCAAGATCGAAAGTGGAACCCGATACTGGTGTAATATCTCCTGTGTTAATCAAACTACCGGTTACATTAGCAGTTCCATTAAAAGATTGACCCCAAAGAGTTCTGGTTGTCTCTAATTGGGTCGCAGTCGCCGAATTACCGGTGGAAGAACCCGAAGAACCAGTGATATTACCAACTACATTACCTGTAAGTGGTCCAACAAACTCATTGGCTGTAATTACATTGGATGAGAAGTTACCACTTGTATCTCTAACAACAATTTTATTTGCTGTCGAATTACTATCGGTGTCAACATACCAAGTTGTGGCAGCAGAACCATCAAACTCGGTGACACCATTAGAACTGAGAATGTGAAGACCAGCTGTCAACTTCTCTTTTGTTCTGTCGGCAACTAAAGCACTACCGTCGAGATAACCATAGAAGGTTGTCGCATAAACATTTGAAAATACATTAACAGACGAACCAATGTTTTTGGTGTTATTGCCGTCTGAGATAATATTGCCTGTAAATATGATATCACCAGATACATTGGCAGTACCATCAAATGTCTGACCCCAGAGAGTCCTAGGTGTTTCTAGAGCTGTTGCTGTAGAAACATTACCAGTGATGTCTCCCGTGATATCGGAAACTACATTAGATACTGTTAGGGTGTTGGTGGACGGTACGTATGATAACCCAGTATCAGCAAATACATCTTTCTCTAGAGCGACATTTCCAGAGGTTGGGGTGCCATCTTGAATAAACAGAGGATAACTTTGATTGGCACTAGACTCATCATTATTAACATCTAACTTACTAGTAGTTTTAGCTCTACCATTTAGATCGGATGTAATGATATTCGCTGTAAAATCACCCGAAGCGTCACGAGCAACAACGAAGTTGGGGGTGTTATTCGGTGTGGCGTCGATATTTGCTGTGACTGCAACTTCACCATCATAGAAATCGTTGGGGCTTCCTGTAATATATGCACCCAAAGTCAATGGGAAATCAGCAACAGCGTTTAAGGATCTATTATCAACATAATCCTTTGTTGTGAGTGTAGTGATAGGGTCACTGACTTGTGTTGAGGCACTAGTGGCCTTACCCGACAATGACAGGTTGTTGGCGGTAATGACATTACCTGTGGAGTTGATTCCACCTAAGGCGTTGAGAACTTGGGTGTATGTTTTTTCTCCCGTAATTGTTTGAGTGCCGGAAAGGGTAACAATACCAGAAGTATCCTGGACGGAACCAAGTTGCCAGAGATTATCTACAGTATAGAATACAAATTGATTATCTTGGAATGTTTGACCGGAGATTCCATTGAAACTAAAGTTAACTGTTCCTGGACCATCTTCGGTGATATACAAATCACCAGTTTGTGGGTTAGAAGGTGCGGTTGTGGTGAGATCAATGGCACCCTTGAATGACAAACTTCCTGGAATATTGAGGTTGGTGATACCGGAACCATCACCACTTAAGATACCACCAACATTTAAGTTACCAGAAAGGTTAATACTTCCCGTACTTGCGTCGATTGTAATATTACCATCAGCCAGTGGATCGGAAATAGTTACATCATCTGTAATAGTGACCTCACCTTGAAGTAAAGAATCACCAACAACGGTCAGATTACCTGTAGATGTGTCACCACCAATTGTGATGTTTTTTGTAACAGTGAGATCTTGCTGAAAGAAAGTGTCACAATGGAAGGTTGTTAGTGAGTGTATCTGTAATAAACCGGCACACCCATTAGATGGGTCTCCAAGTACGGTGTCACCAGTGACTGTGAGGTTACCATCAATTTGAACACCGATGTTACCAATAAAATCTAATTCACCGTTGACTTGAATATCACCCCTAACAATTACGTTACCATCAATCTGAACATCTTGTTCATAAGTGGCATCACAAGTATAAGTTACCGGACTATGGAATATTATAGACCCAACATCACAACCAGACCCTAATACAATATTACCATCAGCATCAAATGACATCCTGGTGGTGCCGTTTGTTGTTACTGCAAGAGCAGCAGGACCAGGTGAATAGAAACCAGCGTTAAAATCTACAAAGGCAATACTGGGTCTCGTTTCTGTACCACGAGAGAAGAAAACTGGCTGACTAATCTCAGTAATACTACCGAGCATGTCTGCCCAGGTAATAGAGTAAGTCCTATCATCGGCAAAACTATTGACGACAAGTAGGTCTTCATTGACTAGTTCTCTGGCGACGGGTAATTCCCCAATCCTTATAACTTTTGCCATTGTGACTTTTTACCTTTGTGTTATTTATTGAGGGAGTGGACTGAGATCACTAATATCTACATTGTCAATCGCACTTTCGAGTTCTATCTCTACAGCTGTGTTGCCATCATATTGTATTGTTCCACTTCCAGCATAGGTGCCTGAAAGTGTCACTTTGATTTCTCTAGGGGTTTCGAACTTTGTTATAGTTGCAGAGTTTCCGGTAACGGAACCTGAACTACCACCAACACTGCCTGTCAGGTCTCCTGTTACGAAACCAATCAAATCACTAGTGATTCTACTAGCCTCAAAGTTTTCACTATTATCACGAAGAATTACTGACTCTGGAGTATTTGCACTTCTTGCATAAACATTCCAATACAATTCGGAAGATCCATTCCAGGGAGATCCCTCAATATAAGGTCCAGGTGTAAGTGTCTTTACTAGTTGAGTAACCTCGGGTACTGTGGTATCAAAGTATCCATGGAAAGTCGTAGCATACACATCTGAATAGTTTTTATCTTCTCTTCCGATACCACTTGTGTCAGTTGTAGTCGGTAGTATGTTACCTGTGCCTAAAACATCTCCACTAACATTATCGGTACCATCAAATGACTGACTCCAAAGAGTTCTGGGTGTTTCTAACCTTGTTACAGTGCCAGCATTACCTGTAATAGAACCAGAGTGACCGGAAATATTTCCAGTGACATTACCTGTAATTGGTCCCCTGAAAGTTGCAGTGATTACATTTGATTCGAAGTTAGTGTTTGTATCTCTAAGGATTGTTTTGTTCGCTACACTTTCACTTCTAGGGTCAACCGACCAGGTGTCTGAAATAGAACCATCCCAGGTATTAATAGTTCCTTCCCAATAATTACCCCTAGTCAGTGGGTTATTGACTTTATCTGTTGATGTACCATTATTGGGAACATCACCAATAATTGTGTCAACATAAAGATCTTTATATGGAAGAGCACTGGAACCAATATCAGATGTAGATGTTATTTCTGGAGTAATGGTCTCACTAAGGATAGAACCAGTTACATCGAATGTACCATCAAACGGCTGAGTCCAGAGAGTTCTTGTTGTTTCGAATGCAGTAAAGGTGGCGCTGTTTCCAGTAACTAAACCAGAAGAGCCAGTAATATTACCAGTGACATCACCCGTTAGTGGTCCTACAAATTGAACACCCGTGATGATATTGGATGAGAAATTTGCAGATTCATCTCGGACAACAATATACTCTGGTGTATTTTTAGAATCACATCGGATAGACCAAGTTTTGGCAACAGACCCATTCCACACACCACCAAGGATATGTGTTCCATTTGTCAATGTATATTCTGTACTATTACCAATTTTTACATTGCCCTCAAATCTTCCACGGAAAGTGGTGGCGTATATGTTGGCCCATACATTATCAGATAAGCCAATATCTTTGGTATTATCACTTTGTGATATAATGTTACCAACACTCGACATATCACCAGATACATCGGCTGTGCCATTAAATGACTGACCCCAGATGTCCCGTGATGTTTCAAAGGCAGTAGTCGTGTCGGCATTACCTGTTACATCACCAGTAACATCACCTACAATAACACCAACCTTAAGAGTATCTGTTATTGGATTATGTGTGAATCCAGTATCAGAATGGACTACTTGAGATGTGGCTATACCATGAGTAAATGTAACTGGATAATCTCCACTAACACTTGGGTAATTAACATCTAATTCACGAGCATCTGCGGAAGTTCCATCCAGGAAAACTGCTGTGATGTTATTGGCACTAAAATTACCCTCATCATTTCTTGCAACAATGTTATCATTACCCGTTGGACTTGCATCTAACCTCCAAGTCTGTGATGATGATCCATTATAATCCTGACCAGTAATATACTTTGATACCTTTAATGGAAAATCGAGAGTGGAATTAGTCATCCTCGATTCGACATATGATCTTGTGGTTAGAGTACCAGCAACATTTCCAGAAATAGTTAGAGCAGAAACTGCTTTGTTGCTTAATATAAGAGTTTGAGCAACAATATCGGAACTACCAGTATCAATATTATCAGTCGCGTTTATTATTGTTGAATGTGTATGTGATCCCGAGACCGTCTGGTCCAGGTCAATAAACATAAAGTGTGGAGATTGTAGATCACTGAGACCACCAAGAACCCAATTAGCGGTAGGGTTGGAGTTTGTGATAGCTCTGTAATAGAAAGATTGACCAACTCTTACTGCATCACCTTCCACACCAACCCAATCATTGGTGAAGTTTCCTGTTGCTGTTGAGTACCAAACATCTCCATCCACTGGTGGATCTGGGGGACCTACAGTTGTAGGGTCTATAGAACCCTTCAATCTGAGTGATGATGGAAGGTTGAGGTTTGTTATATCTTGACCATCACCAAAGAATTTACCGGCAGTTACATCACCGGTAATTGTTAAGATACCGTCAGGATTAAAAGTAACAACACCACCATCATCAACTACAAGATTACTAGGTGTATCTACCTTTTGTAATGATGATTCATTGGTAACTGTTATGTTGGGTATATTAAGGGGTGAAAGTGATACAAGATTATAAGTTATTGTAAAATTTTCTAAAGATTTAATACCACAATAAGATCTAGTTGTGTTATAACAATTAAATGTTGTCGTGTCACAACCACCACCTAATGAGATATTTGCACCATTAACAACTAAATCATCACCATCGCCTTGACCATTGATAACAACATCTTCAAAGTCAATTTTACCATAGAGAGTGAGGTCTCCAGATAATTTAACATCTTCATCAACAATAATATTTTGATTAAATCTAACACCACACTTTATTGTCGATTCTGAAGTAATCGTATGTGATATGTCCTCTGAAATTACGGATGGACCACCAAGACCGAATTCAATAACGCCAGAAGGACCAATAGTAAATCTCTGTTTGTTACTAGTTTCTACTGCAATAGCACCAATCTGTGGTGCGTAGAAGCCTGCACTACTATCAACAAAACCAATAGCAGGAAGTTCAGCTGAACCATAACCAAAGATGATGCTACTAGGAAGATCAGTTAGGTCACCGAGAAGTTTATTCCAACTGATGTTGTGTGTTATACTTTGTTTTTCGGTAACAAATAGATAACTTGGATATAGGGAACCAATCCTAGGTAGATCACTAATAGGTACTGGGATATTGATAGCCATTTGTTACCTCAGATTACCGAATGCGTTGTCTACAAAAGCCAAACCACTGATTGTTTCCGTAATGACTCCGTTAACATTCATCATAGAAACACTATACACATACTTACCTTCTTCGAGGTTACCGGTTTGTTCCGGTGTAAGTGAGATAGAATAAGTGCCATTACCCTCTTCTACTACCGATGTGGCAAAAGGAATGAATTTATAAACAGTACCACCTTCAGCCAGGGCATCTTGAGCCATGGAGTGTTTTGCCAGATTGGCACTAAAAGTTGCCCCAGTTAAATCAACTGGAGACCTGTCTGGGTTAGTCAGAAAGAAAACCTGACTAAAGTCATTGCCACGAGAGATGGTAATATTTACTGAAAAACTAGCCATCTTCTTAAGCGGGGAGTGGTTGCATCTGAGCAAACAAAAGGTTATCTGTCTTTACAGATGCTATTTCACCTGGTCCACCAGAAGTAATAGAGGTTGTAATATTACCAGCAGTGTCTCTTATGTGTACATCATCACCAGGATAGATGGGGTAGATGCTATTAGTCGACCCGTCTCTATTCCAAAGTCTTTGTCCTGTGTTTCCAGTTTGACTCACAACCTCCCAAACAATGGGAGATACATTACTACAGAAATAAACAATTCCATTCTGTGCTGTAAATTGTTGATTTAATGCTGGATTTGGTGGAAAATCTATCTGAGCCATAACTCTCCTTCTTTTTACTATTTATCAAGTCTTGATACAATAGGCACCATATGGCAAACCAGTAATGGATCCACTCATATCAGGTATATTGAAAGTTGTTGATCCATTACCAGCCCCATACAATGTAGTGATATTGGAAAACAAACCACTATATGTTGATCTGTCGACGGCGGACCCATCACAGAGAAGATATCCCGTTGGGATAACTGAACCATTGGCAATCATAATGACAGATCCTATAGAAACGGTGCTACCGGCGGCAGTGATTGCTGCAGCTACACCAGCTGGTGTTGTGGCAGTAACTGAACTACTACCAGCAATGGTTTCGGCATCTGTTGCTAACTCTACAATACCTTTTTGTCCATTCGTGGCATCAGCAATATAAACTTCTGGACTAGTACTGAGAATAGTGTCTAATGTCTGTGGAGAAAGGGCAACATTGGACAAAGTGGGTGTGTTTGTTTCGGCCTGTGATGCCATTTTCACAGAACCCCTCACAGCAGAAGTTGCATCTCTGATAGCTATAATGGGGTCTTTGGTTGTTCCAGAAAGGAAAATGGGTTCAGTTGGTGTTAAGGTTTCGATACCCTCAATCTGTGACTGGACAGGCAACCAAACACCATTAACATAAACACTCAAACCATCTGTAGTTGTGTTAAACCAGAGGTCACCCTCAACGGCACCTGATGGAGCATTAGGACCAGAGAAAGCACCACCACCATTAACACCATCGATGTTAGGGCAGGCATCTAACCATTGAGCGTCAGTAGATGGGTCAATATAATAAACAAACAAACGACCAGAATTATTGTCCCACCATAGTTGACCGTTGGCTGCTGGAGTAGGTGGAGTGGCACTGATTGTGACGAGGTTAGTTGCACCTCCTCCACCACCACCACTTCCGGCACTGGTGAGGAGAACCCACTGATCACCAAAACGAATATAGACGGCTGCACTTGCGCTGTCATACCATAGGAAACCATCCAACTCAATAGCTGGTGCGGCTGCGGTGATGATAACAGGTGGTTGAATCGCAGATTCCCACGCACCAACCGCATCGTTATAGATGTATTTCAACCCAGACGTAGTGTCAACATAGGGTTGTGTGATATCTGCCGGGAAATTGAGTGCCATTATTTGTTCAGTATTTGGTGGAGGAGAGATTTGATTTCATTAATTTCATTAGAAAGACGAGCAATTTCCTGTTGGGATGCCTGTGATTCTAGTGCTTGTTTCTTGGCAATTCGGTACCGGTCTCTATCAAGTCCGGCCCGGTTTACAATTATGCCAGTTTCAGGGTCTTTATAAAGATTATCATGCCCATCAACCTTGTTTTTCATTTAAACACCTCTTTTGAGTATTTATATTACTCAGTACAAACCAACTGGAAGTCATCAATGAGAGGAACTTTAGATGGGTTGTTTGATGTCATTACAATCTTAAACTTGATAGCGTCAAACTTAGCCAGATCTTGAATAGTGAAGATAATTTCTCTCCAATCTTCAGGTCTGATATAAGAGGGGTTGACATAATCTGTAGATCTGATAGCGATGTCTTCAACACTATTAGGAAGACCTGTGCCATTAAAAGCAATCCAGTTTTCGTTATTCAAATCACTATCGAAACCAACACCTCTAACCTTGAAGTAGATTCTGATGTCTTCTCTTTCATACTGACAAGTTGTCAATTTGACTTCAAGACCATCACATGGATTTTCAAGAATGAATAGACGAGATATCCACTTAGCATAAACGGAACCATTCTGCCTTTCTTCGGGAACAAAGTATTTGGGGAAATCTGTTCTTGAAATTCTTTCAATTCCAAGAGCATTCATGACAGAATTGTCAATGGTTGAGTTCTCCTTGATTTTGTCGAGGGCACTACCTCTGACCTTGATCTTCCTGGTTTCTCTGTTGATATCAAGAAGTTTCAATTTCTTATTATCCACCTCAAGAATATCACCTTGAGCTATACCAGCAGCTGCTGGGTCAAAGTCTGATCTAAACTTAATGGTCGCATCTCTACTACCAAACATAGTTGTCCGATTAGTGGAAACTGCTCTGGTTGACACGATAGCAGTGGCAACAGCATTAGATCCATTGTCGTCTGTAATGACAACCTCAGGTGTTGAGGTATACCCAAGACCGGGATTGTTAACCTCAATTTGTGTGATAGCCCCACCTTGAATAGTGGCTGTGGCAGTAGCACCAGTTCCACCACCACCGGTAATAGTAATAGTAGGTGCTGTGTAATTTTGTCCACCATTTACCACTAGTACATCAGACACAACCCCAGTCAGTTCACCATAGGCGAAAGGATTATCTACGAGGTTTCTAATAACGATGGCATCGGTTCTGATGAGGTCAAGAACAGGCGAGACAGCATCGTTATTAGTCATGAGGTAGAAGGTATTCAGAAGAGATTTCTGATTCTTCATATGGTAGGTGTCGTTATACTTAGATTCGTTCAATGGGTGAGCCACAACCTTGGATCCATTGAAGTAATAGTCCTCCAAAGGAATAATATCTACAGGATTGTCAAGTTGATATTGATTAATGGTATTGTATCCAGTAACACCAGCACACTGAGTGGCTCTATAAGTGCATCTTACTTGACTACTGGCGTTAAGTGCCAAACCAGTATAGAGGTTAAGAACTTCATAAGGTCTATTGAAGGTAGACATTACATTAGAGCCACCCAACTTACCAGTAGATGTAGCGGCTGACGGAGTCATGATAGTAAATGACAGAAGGTCAGCATCAATAACTTCGTGAATACCAATAACCTCTTCAACTGGAATACCATTCAAGGTATTATTATTGTCTCCAACGATACCGGTAAGGACAACATAATCATTAGGAGCAAGTCCATTGTAGGTGTGATAGACCCTAATAACTCTACTATTTTCTCCAAACACCTGAGAGTCGTCATCGAAACCATCAGCGAAAGTTTCAATTGGGTCAAGATTCAATGTAAACTTATCAAGTGGCTTGTTAACAAAAGGAATAGCCGACTGGGTGTTGGTATTAAACTTGGCTCTTCTCAGAGTAAACTTAACATCAGTGGTCTGGTCTTCTGTCCAAAGTCCACCATTCTGTGACTTGAAGATAGAACCAAGGTTTGGTTGGTCAAATACTCTATCTTCTGTGCCAACTTTGTTTTCACCCAACTTACAAGTCCACATTCTGTATTCCAGAGAGTTTGGAGACTTAACAACGAAAGAATACCAAGTATTTCCTCTCAGATAAACAGGAGCATGGAACTTAAATTTAGTAGGTGAAGTTGCATCCTCAGAAGTGGCACAACCCATCACTACAGCAGAGGTTCCTCTATTTACCTTTACGCTGGCTGTAGCTCCAACTCCGTTTCCGTCAATAGTGACAGAAGGAACTTTTACATAACCAGTACCTGGACTGGTAACTTTGACTTCATAAACCATTCCGTTGAGAATGGAGGCAGTACCTGTAGCTGATTGTCCACCAGGAAGTTCTGGGTCTGAGAAGTTAACGGTAGCTGTCGAATATCCACTACCAACATTCTTCAAGTCCAGTCTTGTTACATCATACTCGTCATTGACAATGGTGAATAGTGATGTAACAGGTGGGTCTAGTTGAGGTACGATGTCTTCACCTGGGAAGAACTCATTATTGATATTCTGATCAGAATTACCCAAGACATAATTGTCAAGAATTACATTATAGACTTTATTAGTCACATTCTCTGTTGGGTTAGCGACAGCAGATTCAAATGTAATCGTTGATTTAATTACACCAGTAGTGCCCGATTCAGATCCAATGACAGTAGTTCCTGCTGCCAGAGCGATAGAGTTGACTTCAGTTCCTAGTTGACACTGAACTCTCAGTGTGGAGTCGGTGTTCTTAACAACTCTAGAGTGAGGAATGATAGTTCTTGTAGGAACTTCACCATCTGTAGTTGTCAAGAAAGCTTCACAACCATGAATGAGGTCTTTAGTTTGGAAGAATACATCCAACTCAGTTACGAAAACACCTTCTCTGAAATTGTTGTCGATCTGGAATGATTGAGCCACTGGGTCAAAATACTCAGCACTCTCAACAGTAGAACTACTGCTTACTACTGTCTCTGTATTACCTGTCGGGTCACCCTGGAAGGCTGTAAAGTCAGGAATACGAGTAGAAACAATACTTTCCTGCTTATCTTGAAGGATACCGCTAGAAACAAAGTTAGTTTGTGAGAATGTTTCTATCAAATCGGTCTGTTTCTTATTCTGTCTATCCGAAGATAACCGAAGAGTTCTAGTTCCAGTGGCGAAAGATTTTGTAGTACCTGTGGTCTGATACTGAATATCAGACATAATCCCGGTATACTGATATCCCTCTACAGGGGGTCTTCCATTAGGAATAAGGAATACACCAGTAAAGTTACCAGTATTGTCTGTCACGAGGGGGAGACCGAAGCCTCCGGGGTTGGAATTAGGTGTTCCCGTATAACGAGCAATACCATCAGGGAATTCTGTACCAGGTACAATAGAATCAGGAGAAACATATGAAGTTACATCAACTTCATCGAAGAAAGCATAAAGTCTTGTGTTGGGTTTCATGCTTTTTGCTGAGATGAAAACAGCAATACTTCTCATCGTTCTAGCGAGAGCCACATCAGTAACCCTATCACCATAAGATGTCTCATCAATTTGACCAGTGGCGATTTGTAATTGTCTGAAGAACTCCGACCTTGTGGATACTGTGGTAGTTGTTGAGCTGGTGACATTAATTGGTGGAGCTCCACCAGAGGCAAGCAGATCTATTCCTCCCTGATTCAATCCAGATACACCAACAGAATTATTAGCCACAAAATTGGCTGACGCATCACCTGTGAGAACAGAACTACTGGTGCCAGTACTGGTGCTACTTGACCAAGGACCCCACTCGGTACCGAGCATATTCTCTTCATTGAGAGTATTGGTGAGGGCTTCTAGGGCATCATATACGGTGTTATTCTCAATAATGAGATCAGGCTGTCTGTTAGTTTGTTGGAAAGTATCAACAGGTGGATCTAAGTCAACAACACCCTCATAACAGAATACCGAATACGGCTGTAAGTTAATAGACCTAGTAGCAAAAGGTTGGTTGATAATCCTGGTGGTATCAAACGGAACCGTTACGATTCCAGACGGGTTACTTGCATAGTTACCGAGACTGAGTCGTTCTTCATCAGTCTGGAAGTTTTCTTCCACCTTAATGGAATCAACAAAACAAGGTGGTCTCAAATGACCTCTCTTAGGATCGATACTATTTCTATATTGTGAGGCATATACATCACCTCTCGCATGACCCATAAAGTTATCAACAATGATACCATTCTTGAATCTATCCATACCAGTAACGGCATCACGAACACTCATATTCAGAGCACTCTGTTCAAGGAGAGTCAGACTGACGATATCTTCTAATCTCTCAATTCTACGATCAAGATTAGCGATATCCTTCATTCTATAACGCTTGAAGTTGAATTTCTTAATCTTGATTTCTTTCACATTGAAAGTATAAGCAGGAAGAAGAATATCGTAGAGTCTTACACCATTAGCGAGGTCAGCGGGTCTGATTGGTTCTTCTGCTGGCTCTCCAGCTACAAGTGTAAGAGTCCCACTCTTCTCAATAAACAAAGAGTTAAACTGAGGAAGGTAGTATTCAACATCAGACTCAAAGATACTATTAGATACAGGCAAACGAGGAACGAAAGCGTTACCTCCTTTGGACTCATCTCTAAAGTTATGAGAATGTTGAGCATCGACACCTGAAACCAGAGAGGCAATTACAGAGGCATTGGACCCTGAGGTATTGACAATGGGTCGGAAATCGATACAATCTCTCAGAATATATGGATTATTACTAAAGGAACTGGCATTTGTTTTGCCTGTAGTTGGGAAAAACACAGGAATGAGACCATAATCAACACCATCTTGGTCAGTGTATGAGTCGACACTAAAGAAATCTCCGATGTTATCGTGGTCGAAGTAGTCAACAATAACTTCAAGTTCTCCATAAGCCTCGGGTAGACCAGGCTTTAGAATCAATCGAGCGATGTCATAAACATTATCTCTCTGACCATTGTCAAAGTAGTAGTTGTCTGTGATATTAACTCCTAAAGAGTTCTTGACTGATTTAAGTTGGAATCCATCAGTAATACCCAACGAAATGACTTGTTCGGTAGATTTGTCTGTAGGAATTCTAATGACTACGTCTTCTCTATAGATCTTTCTCTTTGCTTTCGCATTGGTGATTTGGACTGGAGTTATAATCTTAACGGTACAGGAGTCAGTGATTGCTCTATTCAAGTTAAACACCATAGTGGTGTTGTTGTCTTGTGGGACATAACTAGAGACCGTCAAGAATCTACCCTCAATCCTATTAGGATCTTGAGGTCTTGTAAGGTTCTCGGCAATACCCAGACTGGTATTACTATTGTTGGAGATGAACTGTTCGTTAGGTCTACCGGAAGTAATCGTAACGGAAGAAGTTCCGTTGGCGATATTAACGAAGAACTCACGATATACCTGATAATCAATACCAGTAGTCAGGGGATCTTTCTCAAGAGTATTAATTACTTTCTGAGGAAGTTCATATATCAAGGTCTGTTCAGCAGAACCCTGGGACTTAAGTCTAACCCTCTGGATAGTTTTACCAGTAATATTAAAGTTCAAACTGGTTGTGAAGTAAATCCTAGAAGAACTTCTTTGTGTACCATAACCAACTGGTTTGGTAACAAAGTAAACCATTTTGTTGATTTCTGAACCATTGTCATCCACCAAAGTGACAACATCACCATATACCAATTCATCAGAAGGGTCACCCGACAAACTATCACAGGTAACAAAACTATTACCAGTAGCACCAGTGAATAGGCTATTCTGAGCTACGAGAATAATATCGGTCTCTGCGTTGTTTTGTACAGAGATGTCAGCCGAGAAGTCATTAAGGTCTTCCAAAGCAGAGAAGAATGACTTAGTCTTTTGAAGTGTATTCGTAACTTTACCAGCAACAACGATAGCAAAACCAGTAACACCACCATTAGTGGTAACATTGTAGTTTAGTCTATTAGTTCTGAATGGACTTCCCTCTGGGAATGGGAAGGAATATAATTTATCTCTACCCTGTTGGGTGAGATTAATTTCCGTGGGGTTACAAACAATATCACCAGCACCCTGTGTCAGAGTCAACTCAGAACCTAAGGTGGTGATTGTTAATGTGGTTTGACCAGACAAATCATAGATGTTATTACTAGGACCTGCATCAGTGAAGGCAAAACCTACAACCTCACCTTCTCTAAGAATTCTAGATTCTTTTCTAGAGGCCCCATCACCCTGATAAACAATCTCATTATTGGCAAATCTACCGACAATGTTGGAAAGGACAAGTCCATTACTAGTCGTTCCTTCTTCAACAACACCAATAGCTTGACTTTGTTCACCATAAACTAGATCACCAAATACCCAATTGGTGCCTCCATTATACTCATCAACAACAGCAAGTTCTGTGAAGAAAGAAGATTCTAGGACACCAAGTCTAAATGTGGAGTTATAACCAAAGAATCCACTTCCACTATCAACCAAACCATTGGGATACATGTATCTGGGTTTAATTACACCAGAAGGATAGGGAATAACCTTAGTAGATACCAAAATACTAGCGCCACCCAAAGTGTCTCCTCTTTGAAGACCATTGGGGGAACTTGCAGCAATAACGACACTCTTACCTTCTCTATAAACTTCATTGTTACCAAAGTTGGTTGCTCCAACATTACTATCACAAATAATGTGATAGGTTGTCCAGGGAGCGTTACCTCTATTCAAAGGTCGTCCATTCGTATCAACCGAATCACCAACGTAACCATCGATAAAACTACGATAGACAACGACATTGTCAAATGCCAGAGAGGATCCATCCCCAACGGAGTTTTGAATATCAACACCACCAAAAACATTACTAACGACAATGTTAACACCCTGTGTCACCTGAGTGATGGTGTTATCTCTGAATGACAGAGTTCTGGCTTTGTTACCAAATACATGAACAGAAGTTTTAAAACCTACTTCATAACCCTGAATGTATGCCGCTCCTGGAGATATATTGATAACATACTTTGCATCGGCTTCATCGAAAGTTAGATAGTCATCGGGAATGATTAAGTCATCTCTTAGGTTCTTGGGGGGAACTGGTGGATAAAGTGCATTACCATTATCATCAGTAATTGGATTGTCGTCTATATCTACAGCTGGGTCAAAGAAACCACTGATTTTAATATCATCATTATTGATGTATTCTAGGGGCTTGATGACAAAATCATCAATGATATAGTTACCGGACTCGTCAAAAGTCCTCTTAGCCATGATGTCATATAACCAATCCCACTTTACTGTGTTATCCTGTTTGCCTTCTAAGTTACCTTCAAGGAGGGTCGCAAGTCGGATAAAGTTAGGACTGAGGGTTTCTACTTCAAGTCTCACCAAAGTCAGTGTGATTTGAAGTCTGTCTGCACCAGGAGCAGCAAAGTTAGAGGAACCTTGAGAGTTGTCTAACAGACTGGTATCTTCATTAGAAGTAATAAAGTTTTCATCTACATTAAAACCAATCAGGCAGGTTGGTTTCTTATCATATTTCTCAACAATAATGGTTTGATTCTCAACATTAACCATAAAACCATTAATGAAATAGGTGCCTTCGGTTACATTGAAGATCACACCATCTCCCATGGCGGGAGTATTAACGGGCTTACTGATATTGGATACACCAACAACAGCAGTGAAGAAGTTAGGGTTAGTTGACTCTATAACTTCACCTTCCAAGAAGGTCTTGTATTCACTAGTGGCACCACCAGTCACATAACTGACATAGAATGTGGCATCGTCATCATCGGTTCTAGCTGCAGCAAACTGAACCTGAGCCTTTACACCAGAAGTTGCACCAGTTACATAGAAACCGACAAAGTCATCAACGGTGGCACCCTGTGTCATTGAAGACACACGGACATAAACCGCAGGGTTAATCAGAGAGAATTCACCGGGTTGGACCGTATCGCCACTCGACAAGAATCGTGTCGAGAGCTTTTCGATCTGATCCTGAAGGATCGTTTGTAACTGAGTTAGTTCTCTGGCTTGGACTGGGAAACCAGCCTTGAACATAACTCGGTGATAATTTTTATTCTCTTCCCAATCATCATAATAAGGCTTTACGTTAGTATTCGTTTGGAGAGCCATCTTCTAATAAACTTTCTTTATGTAATTATTTAGTAGGCGATTATGAGGGAAATTTTCTCGGATTGACTGGGTTGTCTCTTAATGGGGGAGATATTTACAACGTTAGTTATTAATCCACTATATCTCTCAACTTCTGGTGCGGCATATCCATCTTCAAACTGAACGCCAGAAGAAGCTAGATTAAACATAGTGTCGGGGAATTCCTTTTTCTCTGATGTCATACCCTCCACCTCAGCAGCACCCTCAAATCTATAAAGGACACCATCACTGTCAGCATGATTCTGTGGAATCTGAATGTATCTCAATACTTGTGTGACATTGTCCCAACCAACAACCCGACCAATGGCATACTTGTCGGGTTCGCCTGTATCGAGAACCCTAACAACTTGCCGAATCGTTTCACCAATGATATAATCTGTTTCGAAGCTGGAATCTAATAATTTAACGGCAAAACAAGCTGTCGCCGTATCTGGATTTACACCAGCACTTGGGGAAAACTTTGGATCTTGAAGAATTCCAATCTGACGGAAGAGTGTATTTTCGGCAAAATCAGCTAAAGGATAGTTGAGCGTGGAGAAAACCCCCACTCGTGTACCACCTAGTTGTCTCGCTAATTGGAATTCGGCATAATGTCTATTTTCTTCTTCCGACATTAGTGGGTCATCATTATATCCCCATCCACCGGGAGGAGTAATAATAACCTTTGTCCTCAAGTTACCATCACCGAGAGGGTCTAGAGAGCTCTTCTGTTGGTCTAAGTCTGTGAGGTTTGTATATACATTGAAGGCAGTAAAGTCAAGAGTACCATAAGTATAACCACTTCCATTCCTCACAACGATAATCTCAATAATCTTCTGGTTAGCGATACTGACACGAGCAACAGCACCTGTTCCATCACCTACAATATTACAGAAGTAGAAAGGAATCTGGTTGCCGATTCCAGCTGGGTTGTTTGTGTAACCAGTACCGCCAACTTCAATCTCAACGGTATAAACTGCACCCTCAGTAGTGGATGAGTATGATTCAGTTGTGACTGGAATGTATCTCTCCGTTGCGTGATTATACATATCAACATTGCTGATAGTATAAAGTTTCACCCAAAGGTATCCATCAGAAGTATAAAACGCATCACTTGAGTCATTCTGTGGCTCAACCGAAGATGCGGCATTATCATTATTGTCTAAACACACATAAACAACATTGTTTTGGTTGATGACATAAAAAGTGGCATCATAAAGATTCCTAGCTCCACTATACGAAAGTCTAGTTGGAGTATAATCCTGTCTGTAGATATCGTAAATCGTTCCAGTTACCCAAGCATTTCTACGAATCATATAAAATACATCATCTTCTTGGATGTATCTCATTGATATCATTTCTTGATAAGTTCTATAGAACTCCTCAATGGCACTTGTGGGTGTAGGTGGAACTTCGTCCTGTGTCTCGTCGTCAACTTCCCACGTAGTTGTTCTTCCTAAGAATATGTAACTGCGATATTCTCCATTAGGTCCATGAAGAGCCTCTAGGAAATTTCTAGCATTATGTATTCTTAGATCGTTTATGTTAGCCGTAGCCATAATAGAGTCTGACTTTTACTTATTTATTCTTAAGTTCTTCAACTTCTTTTGAAAGTTCCTTAACTGCTTCAATCAATACACCAATTAATCCATTGTAATTAACAGCTTTCTGAGTTCCGGTTACAACCAATGATGGAATAACTTCCTCAAGTTCTTGTGCAATCACACCAGCACTGGCCTTACCATCTCTCTTCCAATCAAAAGAAACACCACGAAGTCCATTGACTTTATCGAGGGCACCATCAAGTGTTTTGATATTCTCTTTCAGGTTAACATCGGAAAGGGAGTTAATGTTCTGACCGGTAATATCTCCAGAGACAACAAGATCTCCATTAATATCAGTGTTTCCTTGAATATCCAAACCATTGAGGACGGAACCACCAATAGATAAGTCTCCAAAAATGTTAAGAATATTATTTGTTCCATTTACAACCAAACTTCCCTGAACAGTAAGATTACCAGCAATGTCAACGTTACCATTAGCATCTTTGAGGGTCACCATTGAAGTGTCCAGGGCCAATGCACTATTCTGGAGTAACAATCCAGACCCATAATTTAATGCAAGATCACCGGAGTTAGTGAAATAAAGAGGAGCGACTGTTGAAACCGCAATAATGTTATTGTTGGATTCTAAACCATTACCAATATTGATTTGAATTCTACCATTAACAAGAGCAAGACCAGGACCAGTACTAACAGTTACGGCATCATTGGTAATGGTGATGCCATCACCAGGTTTTACACTGATTACTTCTGAACTTGTACCTTTACCTGTAATTTCAATGGCATCCCCACCAAACATCTCAACAAATGCCTGATTAGCTGTGGTGTTTACCCAACCAGTGCCATCATAAGTGACAAATTGATTATTAATTGGAGTGTCAATGGTGACATCAGCCAAATCATTAAAGTTGACAACATCAGTTGTCAAAACACCTGTAGTTGGATTGATGGTAAGACCATCTCCCACTTTAACACCACCCAACAAAGTGTCACTCGCAATGGGTAACACAAATTGTTTGATAGAGTCGGCAAGATCAATAACCCTACATCTTTTGGTTTCTGTGGGTGCAACTAAAAGGTCATTGACAACAATTTCATCATTACCATTTAGTACTCTATCAATAAGTTCTAATTCACTGATCTTTACTACATCGTATGCAATTGGGGTGGAAGTCATTTGATTTATGGTTCCTTATTTTTAGTTATTTATAACTTAACCATCAGTATCCAGACCCCCCGGAAGATGATGAAGTTTGAGTTGAATCTGAAGAAGATGTTGTGGAAGACACACTTGATTGAGTAGTCGTTAAACCAGAAAGTGGTGATTGGTCAAAATCTTCATCATCCGTTATAGTTATATCAATCCCAAGGAATTTACCATCAGGATCTTCAGCCAGAACAGTTTCAGTTACATAGTCATAAGTGAATTGTGGTCCATCGGGTCCCATGATAGTAACAGAACCAATTGTTTCATTGATATAATCTTCTGGTGTGACTGGACAATAAACCTCAGATTTGATTTTGAGATCTGAGAAAAGCACAAACCCAGCTGGATGAATAATCTTATCCAGGAAAGTCTGATACTTGACTTGGGGTAGGGGAGAAGAGATAACATAGGAGAACCACTGATAGTAGTAAGAATCCTGAATAACTGCCAATTCAGAACTAATCTTTGATGTATCGTCATACCAACGACCTATCTTTGCAGATTCGGCGTTAATAACAATAGAACAATCAGCCTGACCCTCTCTCACCATAAGGAACTCGGTGTCTGTTCCTTCCTGATATAGAATTTCATTATCTTTCAATACACCATCAACATCTTTAAGAACAACTACTTGTTTATCTGCTTGATACTCAATAACAACTGCAGATACTAATTTATAGTTAGTTTCATCACCCTGGTATACTACTTTACCTGGAATAAACTCTCCAACATTATTGTCAGTGGGTGACACAATACATCTAGTAGTAATAAGAATCTCAGGTTTTAGAGACCGGTCAGCACTCAGAGCCCGACCTGGATCGATAATCTTAAATCCACGAATAGAACCAATAGTATCAGTAATTGGAATGTACTTACCATCTTGTTCCACGACAAATGCCTTTGGAACCTCGTATCCTTCTCCACCTTCAGTAATTGTAATACCAGTAACTTTACCGCCTACTACATTTACTACACCTTCGGCACCAAACCCTCTACGTTCTTCATCATAGAAAATAACACGAGGATTTACATACCTATTACCTCCATAGATAACATTTACCTCATTAATTGCCCTATTCAAAATAGGTTCAGAAACCACCTCAAGTAGTGCCCTATCCGCCAATCCTGGATAAGACCCAAGGATTGGTGGAATGGATTCATATCCAACACCACCTGAAGTCACTTCGGCATAAGCTACCTCACCCTGAATACCATTTCTTCTGGAAGAATACTTTACGAGGTCATCTGTCTCATAGAATTGTGTAGTATAGAAGAAAATCATATTATCGGGTAGTTCGTCACCGAAAACAGCAATAGGTGCCGCAATATAACCAGAACCCGGTTCAGTGATGGATACACTTACAATCTCACCAGTTGTTGGATCAACATCAGCAGATCCCCTGGCTCCACTTCCACCACCACCATTAAACTTGACAATAACATTTTGAGGATAGTTTCTACCTTTATTGAATAGAGTAAATCCTGTTACCTCATCACCAGTCAGTACACCTTCACCTAAAGCGAGTTTAACTTTACCAGCTCTATCGATAATTCTCGATCCATTAATTTCTTCATACTTGGATCCTTCAATAAAAATCTCATCTCCATCATTCAGTCCATGAGGCTCTACCGTTTCGATAGCATAAACAAAGTTAATGAGGTTTTCTGTCTTGGTGCCATCGGGAATTGGTTGTGCCGTTGTTGATTCTACGCCCCTATCGACCCTAAGTCCATTCTGAGGAAGTTTCTGTAGAATCTCTGCCTTTTCATTTGCTTCAATACCGGGAGCTCCAACTTTAAACTCAATGATATCTCCAACATTGAATGTTGCGGTGTTTCTAAAGTAGAGAATAGGTTGAGTGTCACTCTCGGGAAGAGGACCAACACCACCAGCTCCACCACCAGGCCCCTGACCGCCACCACCAGGGAATTGTCCACCACCATCAGGAGCAGATGTATCCAGTGCGTAGATAGATGTCAGGGATCCAACTGGGTTAGCGATAACCCAAGTTGACTGGTATCTGATATACATCATACCAGTACCAATACCACTTGGAGACCACCAGAGAGTTCCATTCTCGGTAATATCAATTGTTATATCTTGACCTAACAAGTTATTGGGGTCCGTTCCCAGAAGTGTGATGGTTTGAGATCCATCAGCGCCGATAACAGGACTATATGAATCAGGTGACTTGAAGGATACAACAACCTTCAAACCTACCGATTGATCACCTGGATCTGGGTCAAACGCAAATGGTCTACCACCAGCATCATAAGGTTCTAGTGGAATAGTGCCATTGGGGTCAGTACAAGCCCAGATACCCTCATAACGGATGTAAAGGATACCAGTTTGTTGTGACCACCACAAGTCACCTTCAATGAGATTACTCCCATCAGTCCTCAGTTGAGGTGCCTGAGTGGAAATAGTGACTGTTCTTTCTGTTTGTGGGTGATAGACAATCTGTGATGTTGGTTCGTGTGTACCTATTCCAGTATTGGAAGCACCAATCATTGGTTTAGTACCAATGGGTTGAGTACATATCCACTCGTTATCATAATAGATGTAGAGTCGACCCGTCTGATCAGACCACCAAAGATCACCTACCTTTAGGTTTTCTTCACTTTCTGGAATGAAGTTACCGAAATAGGTAGATGATCCAACACTAAATGGACTACCATTACTTAAGAGTGAAGGTGCCTCTGGGAGAACTTCAGTTGACAGAATCTCAACAATATTTTCCTTAGCATCAAAGAAAGTATCACCAGCCAAAACTAAGTTAGGTGTATCTGTATGAACCGTAAGAATTTGATCCTCATAGGTTTCAATAACAGCCTGAGCACCACTGGAAGTGTAGATGTAGTTACCTTCAATAAAGATAAATTCTCCTTCAGTGTAATATTCAACATTACTCCAAGTTACACTAGAACCGAAACCCCTAGCTACAGCCCAATTATTCAATTCAACATCATCACCATTCCAAGCAGTACCTTCAGAAACATAAACAAAGTAATCACCTGTTCTTATAGGAAGAAGGACAATAGGATACAGGTCCTCTGTAGGTTCCTGGCCAGCTTTGATTGTTCCGATTCTTCTTGCTGCTCCGAGTTCTAGGTTGAGGTTACTATAATGTCTAAGGTCAATCTGTTGGTGATGGGAAATAAGTCTAGTATTTGTAGCATTTCTGATACCGTGATTGTCTTCTACATCAACACCCCAGATATGAGTAATCCTACCTACAGCACCTTGACCTCTCGTATCTGTATCATCAAAATACAGGTAGTCACCAACAATCCTGTTATATGGTGCCCCATCCTCCACTTGAATACCAGACACATAACCCTGTGAAACATCAGATACTTCTAACCTGATTCCATCTTTTGTGGATTCCAAATAGGGATTTCTATATCTCTCAACTTTATCGAAGTCAAAATCAATAATTCGTTTATCATATGTTGCCGATGGGTCAGCCAACTTGAATGTGATAGGAACAAAATCCTGATTGTCAGTTACATTAAGTGTCTGTGAGATTGGTCTATTCTTGAAGGTTGGACCCATAATGTAGGGGAAAGCTGGTGTACCATCAGCCTCAACTGTGATGAAGTAACAATAGACCCCATCGGGATAAATCTCTACTGGGAATTCTGGGGTGTTACATACCTTTCCATTAAAAACATCAAGGGTATCATTACCATCAACCGTCTCCGAGTTGAAGGGTCTGTTATCGTGGTAGTAGTCCTCAATGAATGTACCTGTAGGAAATGAAGAGTTAGGTGGAGTGACACCAGGCTCTGTTCCATTTGAAGGAATCATATCTGCCCTGTCTGCTCTCTTCCTGTATCCAGATTTCTGACGAACTAAACCATCAGAAGCGTCTCTGGTGTTCCTATAACCAATTGGACCATATATGGGGTTACCATCAAAAGCCCAACCAACCAAAGGAGAGTGTTGGAATCCATCATCTCCAAGTCTTTCTCTTAACTTTATGGGATCTGCAATATATGCAAATTTGTTTCTTACCCCTTCACTATCGGGATAGAGGTAACCATTACCAGAGTCAACAAACTGATTAGGTGCAGTTTCAATAAGACTCCATCGATTGAAGTCATAATACTCTACATTTGCACCAATACTGGCACCTTTACCAATTGTGACAACTTCTACAGTAGTCGTGGCGGGGTTATAGTCGATACCACTATGAGATACTTTTATCTGATCAACACCACCAACACCATTAACTTTACAACTTAATGTCGCTCCCTTACCTCTACCTGATCTATCAACAACAGCCAATCTAGGAACATCGTAATAGTATTGACCAGAGTTGGTAATTTGAGCTGAGGTTACTCTACCATAAACATCAAACTGAAGAAGGACTTGAGCATTTTCACCACTCGTCACTCTAATAGATGGTTGTCCCGTATAAGGAGTTTCACTGGTAGAAGTAACGGAAAGGATATGACCCAGATTGGTATCTACTGTGGCTTCAGCCAGACCCTCTACATCATTGATAAGAATGGTTGGGGTTACATACTTCTCACCTTGATCGTAAATGGGGAAATCGATGACCTTACCCTGAACCAACTTATCTAGAGAGACATTACTGTAAGCGGGAACACCATCTACAAAAACACCAATACCACCAGTTCCCTTGTATTTAATTTCGTCATTAGGTTGAATTGATTCTCTCCTTGGGATGACATGAATGTCAAATTCACCCTGAAGAAACTCTCCCGTTGTGTCATTACTACTAAAGAGACCTACTGGATACTCTGGTAGGTTACTGGAAGAAATGAAGACATATTCGTGATCGAAATATACCCCATTAACACCCCAAGTATAATTACCAATATATGGGAGGAGTGGCTCAGCATTTGTTGTTCTAGCGAGTTCATCATTATGATTTTCGTTATCTTCGAAGGACTCAAGTATAGGTTCTCTATAATCAATACGACCAGGTCCATTTAAGGTAACTTCATCTTGAATCGAATGAAGAATACCACCATCATCTATTCTTACATCACTAACAAGACCCAAAGGCCAAGAACGAGTGATATAGGTTTCATCATTCTCAACATAAGAGGACTCGATAAAATAAGGTCCATAAACCTCCACACCGGCAGGGTGTTTTGTCTCCACTCCCCTATAACCACGGATACATCCAAAGAATTGATTAAAGGATTTACTTTCATAAAAGATACCCTCATTCTCAATAAAGACCAATCCTTTGTCTGGAAAACCAAGAGTAGATTCTACAGTGATTGTGGTAACATCTCTTCTACTGTCAATGGCACTAGAAGATGAATTTAAAGGTCTTGTGAGTGTAGTATTGGGATTAGCAAGAAACTCACCTTCCGTACTATCGGATACCAGAGAAAATTCATACTGAATAGTGTCCCCATACATGTAACTGGAAACATAATCAGTTATGGCTGTAGCATAGATATTCTTCTCTATCTTATCGAGGTAAGACTTATAAACAATCTTATTTCCTATGATTTTACTAGGAACTCCATATTTTACATTGGGGTCACATAGTGTTTGTGGGATGGGGACTACCCTTAGAAACTTATTCTGAACCCAAGTGGAAGAAGATGGTTTAATCATCTGATCACCAGGATACATCACCTGGATGTCATCTTCAGCAAAGAGCATCTTGAAGAATGATTTGATTCCTAACTTAGTGCCCTTTGATTGATAGAAATCTTTAATGTTCCTAAGAAGTGGAGACCTCTTAATGTCTGGGTGTACTCTTTGTGTGGAAATACTGGGAACAAACGATTCATGAATGATATCCAGCATGGATACCAAGAAAAGGATGGACAGGTTGAATACTTTGGTTCCACCAATATGGGATTGTATTTCGGTATTACTATAATATTGACCATCAATGGTGAAAGAAGGAAGAAGGACAGTAGCACCAGCTCCTCTCAACAATCCAATAAATCTATTACCTTCTCGTCTTTGATAAAGAATAACTTCATCTCCAACCAACAGAACACCATTCTCTAGGGGAAAACCATCGGCATTAGTAAGAAACATATCAACGGAAGTATCACCAAGAGCGATTTCATCCTGTTGATTGGTAATTACTGAATAGTCGTTAGTGGTACCCAGGACTTCAATACCTTCGGCACCAGTAAGACCACCAAAACCTAGGTCTTCTTTGAGGTAATCGTATTGTCTGAGTTCTTTATTATATGTTCCAAAATCCCTATACCTATTAAGGTTTTGGAGAATGTCTTGCCCGAAACCTCTTCTCTCTTGACCGGCGATGCCCTCCGACATAAAATCAACAAACTTCTCATAATTCTGGACAATATAAGATGGAAGTGTGGAACTTACTTGATTTGAGGCTGATACGACAGCTTCTGGGTATCCACCCAAGATGAATTCTTTACTGTGCATATCAGTTACCGGTTTCCTCTACGGCGTTAATGATGGACTTGGCGACATCGAAATTGAGATAGATGAATTGTTTAGCAACAACATCAACCTCTCGTGGAAATGCTCTTATTTCAATAATGTAATCATCTAGTTGAGTGTCGTATATCTTGATTGGTTTTTGATACCCAATCAGAACTTCACCTTTATCATAATCTACACTTCCGAAGTCTTTATCGACTACTACTTCCTCATTGAATTCATTCAAGTAGAAAAGAATCATCCTACCCACATCTACATTAGAGATGTTGTTAATGTCTCTTGTGAAATACATTTTGGGGTCGAGGGTTCCATTTATGACCAAATTAAATCCAGTAGAATATACAACTGAACTCAGAGGGTCTTTTGGAAACGCATTCTCATAACAAATCTCATAAGATGCTGAAGTATTGGGTACAATTTGAATATCTCTCCTCATTCTCAACCTAGTAAGGTTTCTGGTGATGGATGGGTCTGAGTCATCGATAGAACCAACAACTCTAGAGAATCTAACAGCACCACCAAACTTCTCAACATTGGGAGAATCAGAATACCTAGTAAGAGTGTTTTTCACGTCTGAGACAATTGCAGCAGCATCCTTAAGGGTCTGTGTATCTTCATAATACACTGTGCTGACTGCCTCAACATTCAAGACCTCAGGGTCTTCGAATACAACATCAAGAGAAGCGATTCTATAGAGGTCCAGAGACCTCTTGATGAAGTTCTTGACTAGAGTTGATAACTTATCACTATAGTTGGGTTTGATGACCACAAACACCCTTCCATACTGAGGAATGGGTTTAGTCTCTCCACCATAAACATAGATATCATCAACTGCTGGATAAATCTGTCTGATAATGGCGGCATAGTCATCATCAACTACCGCTCTGTTTTGGGTTTCATAAAACTTAGGGGCTCTAAATTTAACAGAAGCCACGGACTCAATATCCTGACCCCCTTGTGTCTTTTCGGCACCAAAGACGTTTGGTTTGGAGTTGGATACATTACCATACGAGTCAGTCGTCTTACCGATGTAAGTAAAGTTAATTAAACCCTGGATACCATTCGCCAACTCACCATTAGAGACGATATAATCTACATAAATCCTGGCACCATTTTGTAACTTCTTACCAAAGTGACCATCACCAAAAGTTAGTTCATAGTATCCTTCTTCTGTCTCAGTAATCCAATAAATTCGAGTATCATCTTCTAGATCGACTAAATTTTCAGCTCTAGTATATAAAGTGTTTAGATTCTCGTTAGGGTCTTCTTGAACTTCGACTCTAATTGTTGTGGTGTCAATATTTGGGTTTCTTAAAACAAACTTTTGAGCATAGTCAGAATCATCAACTTCAAATTGAGTAGAAAGAAACACTCCCTCATAAATTTTCACATTTGTGAAGGTACAGGTTCCAAAACTACTAACAACCGAGGTTTGTGTGTCAGCAAAGTTAAAAATCAGTTGTTGTTTGTTATTGGTAACTGAAAATCCAGCCCCTCTTTGCAATTCCAGATAAAGTGGAAATCCCGTGGTGTATTCGTCTCTGTCAAATTGAAATTCGAAGGTAATAAACGAAGTAGCACATCTAGCAGAGGTTGGGACATACCCAACCATCGCCGCATTAGAAACTACGTTCTGCCTAAGTGACGCCGAAGAGAGAAAACTCTCATTGGCAATCATATTAGTCGAATAGGCATTAATTTGTGCCTGATACGCCAACATATTCAGAATAACTTGAAGGTTAGAACCATCAAAGTCAAAATCTGTAAATTTATTGGTGGATTTGAGGTAGTCGACCAGATTTTCTTTAATCTGGTCAAAATCTACTTCTGTTAATTGGATAGCTCCAGCCACAACTCCATATCCCTTATTTCAGTTATTTATAACCCTATCTGGTAGGTTCTAAAAGTTGGTTGAAAGTGTAGATTTGTTCATATCCAACGATTTTGTATGTTATATTCACCGAGAACATATTTTGGTCCGGTCTACTCTCTACTCTTACTGATGAAAATTGATTGGCAAACCCCTGTCCCTCACTAATTGGTGAAAAAGCTCTATTATCAAGTCCTTGTGTTCCACTAATGGCATAATTCATACCACCATTTATACTTTCAGCGTTTAGGGGGGACACTAACTCAACTCTAGGCTCACTGAATACAATAACACGTTGAATTTCTTGTTGTAGGAGTTCAGCAGTCACCTCATCTACATTTTCAAACAAATAACTAGCAACACCAGACCCAATATCTGCATTAAAAGGTACCTCACTGGCTGCAATCATCATGAGGTTCTTTAGGGAGTTATTAATTGCTCTTTCATTGTTGATTGTGGCGAGATCTTTGGTGATTGGGTTTGGTTCAAACGACAAAGAAACATCAACAAACCGTTTTGACTCTCTAGATATGAATATGGACATAAAAATAGGGGCCTTTGCCCCTATTTATCAGTTATTCTCTTGTCCTTCGACCCACTGGGGGTATTTCTCCCTTAGTTTTCGTGCTCTGGCTTGTTCTATGTAAATGTCAGCAGTAGGATCGCTGATGAGAACACGAGTTCCGTGTTCGGCAAACATGGTTTCTTCCAGAAAGTCAGGATATCGTTCTTTATGTGTCATAGTTTCTCCTTTGGTTATGCTGTATTTATCTGATTAACTTCTACCTTGACCTCTGTATCGTTTTTTGGCGCTGGAATTGCTCCTTCTGGAGTATTTTGTATTCTTTGAAGACCCCTGATAGGTCTTTTTGTTGGTCGGGATGATTAGTGCTTCACCAGACTTTGAGAAAATACGTGCCATTAGTTAGAATTTTGAATATTTGAGAGAGTTTGCTCTATGTTGTTTAGACGATTCATGATTTCATCAAAAATTTCGACTATATTTTGATGATCCTCCCTTCCGGGAGCCCTATACATCAACTCTGGAGGAGTTTCTTGGTCATTTTCCACTGAAGTATTCACTAGGGAGGGGGACTTTACCTTGCCAGACATAAGGAATGGTGGCAGTTCGTGCTGCTTGGGAACCAAATCGTTGCCACATCGAGTAAAATTGGTCTCGAAGGGAAATGGTGCAAGGAAATTGCTTAATATTTTCAAGAGTCAGAAGTAAAACTTCCTCTTGAACTTGTTCTGGAGTGATATTGTAGTAATTAACTAACTCAGTCTGAGACATAGACATAAAAAAAGGGTCCCTTATATTATAAGAGAACCCTTGTGGTTTGTCAACCGAGTGACTTTTCGATGGCTTCCAGCCAGTCTTTACTCATATGATTGAATAGGACTTCTGCGGAAACTGGGTTACTGGCAAAACCTTCACTTACGAGATATGATTCAACTTCCTCTTTCTTCATCTTCTTGCCAAATCTCATGGCTTGTTGACGTTGATACTGTTTTTCAATCTTCTTCTCGTCACGTCCATACTTCTCAGACTTGCCCCTTTCGATTGCTTCTTTGTCAGCAGCACGACCAATCTGTCTATCAATCTTGCCTTGCTTTTCTTTATCAATAGGATTCCATCCTTCATCAAACATTTCAACCATCTGATCCCAGGTGTACTCAGAAAGGTCGTATCCTCCCTCTAAGAGAGACTCTACCCACTCCTTAACCGTGTCGTGACATTCACAGGGGGATTCCTTGTCCTCACACTTGGGACAAGGCTTCTTACCTTTCTCCTTAAGAGCCTTCTTCATAGGCTCTTCTTTATTACCGTCTTTATCGAAGTCGAGATAGTCTGGCTTAGAACCCTCGTCCAATGAGGAAAAACGATTGTATTGCCAGGGACCACCTGAAAGTGAGATACCCATAATTGATAACTGATTTCTTTTATTTAGAAGCTTCCAACTCTTCTACCCTAGCAGACAACTCTTTCACTGCTTCAACCAGAGCACCAATAATACCACTATAGTTTACAGACTTAAGTCCATCGTCATTAGTATCCACGATATCTGGAAATACCTTTTCAACATCTTGGGCGATGACACCCATACTCTTCTCTTTACTGGACTTCCAAGTAAAGTTAACTCCATTGATTTGTTTCAGTGATTCAACAGCACCTGAAATGACCTCAATATCTTCTTTGAGATTAGAGTCAGAAGCACTATTGACATTACCACGCGCGGTGAGATTTAAACAGGTAACATTACCGGTTGCGGTAACATTACGACTAGCATTTAAATCCCTACAACTAATATCAGTATTAGAACTCAAAGAAAAGTTTGAAACCGTAAGATTGGTAATAGAGGCAGTAGTGGCATTAATAGTTGAAGTAACTAAAGTACCCGTAGAAGGCTTATAGTATAGTCCACCATGAGCTCGTATTCTCGTATTACCTGAAGTACCTGATGAGAAATTCAAATACCTATTTGAGTTACTTGAATCCGCCAACACATTGACATTAGTTGCATTAGTTGAATTAACAGCATTCGTTGAGTTAGTGGCACTAGACGCACTGGATGCTGTGCCGTTTAAGTTTCCTTTAAAGGTAGTAGCTGTTAGTGTGTTGGATGATGGGTTATATGTCATACCACCATCTACTTTCATTCTCCTATTACTACTTCCCCCACCATCGGCAAATACAACATAACGATTAGTATTAGTAGAACTTTCAGTATCTACTCGAACATTAGTTACATTTGTGGCGGTTGTGGAAGAAGTTGATGTAGCAGCATTACCAGTAATACTAATACCCCAAGTGCCCGTAGCATTCGACCCATTTGTGTTTGCTTTCAGAGCAAGTGCATCATTAGCACCTTTAGGAGTCAGAGCTTTTGTTTGAGTACCATCAATAGTATTAGTAAGTATTGTTGCACCCGACTGACTAGTGGATGCAGTTCTAATCGAAATGTTTGCATCTCGATTGACCTGAGTGACAACAATAGGAAGAGTCCCATTGATTTGAGCAATAGGAGATAAGTCAATAACCTGACCCTTCAACTCAGCGCCAGACCACTTATAGCTTCTTCCGCCTCGTTCAACACAAAGAAGGTCAGTATCTAAGATTAGTGCCATTTTATGCTAATACTTTATTGTTATTTAGATTAGTATTAATCCGCTGTATCGATGACAAAGCATTGTCTTGGTTTAGTTACTATGGGCCCAGTATGTTCAATATTACCAGGAATAGTCATCAAAGTATTTGTCGGAACATTAATTTGAAATTCTTTACCTTTTACCCTGAATATAGTTCCCAATTCTTCTGGGTTTTCCATATAATAAATTGATGTTAATTTAATGTGATGGCAGTGCCAAACCTCTTTTGTATGGTCAGGATCATTATAGACAGACCAAGACTGATGTATACTTTTGAACTTCATTATATTCACAAGTTTACAAATAATTAAATAACATTCATGTTTAATTCTTTCATGTAAATCTGCAGATGTCTGTAGACCGGGGTGTACATCACTAATTATCATCAGATGTTTCTTTGATTCTTCAAGAAGTGTCAACCGATCATTTTCGGTGAGAACATTTCTATAGATTTTTATACCATACCTGACTCTGTAATATAAATCAAGTGCGATGTTTATCATAATAAAATAGGGAATGAGATTAAAAAATAGTGTTGTCCTTGTCTAACATATAGGCATCATCAGGCAACTCAGTTACAATTTGCCTCTGTATCAGATTCATCTCATCAAGTTGATTGTGTAGTTCGATGATATTTCCTTTTATACCAACCAGTTTTCCATCTTTTAGAATTCCTGGGCAGTTAGTGTTCCCAAACTTATCTTCATACTCTTCAAGAGTGAAGTCTTCATCGAGTTTGAGTTCTACATAATCAAGTTTTAAATCAGTGAGGAGTGTTTTAACATAATCACACGTTTCACAAGAATGTTTTGTGTATAGGGTATAAGTCATAGTACTATAAGAAGTGGAATTAATAGAATGAATCGGAAAGTGAATTACCAGCTCAATAATTCTTTCAATTTACCAGTGCTATTGTAAGACATTGTTCTGGTGACACCACCGTAAACCATTCGCCAGTACTGAGTAGTATTACTGCCGGGGTTG